ACAGGACTACAATTTAAACCAAATTTAGCGCCAGAATGTATTGTTAAAAAAGGCGATATTATTATTTTTCGCGGTTTATTAAAATTAAACCAGGTAAATATTTTAAATAATAATTACACTTTTGAATGTACAATTTATTCAGAGGTTGTAAATATTTTTTCTAATTTAAAATCGATTAATTTAAACGAATTAGACTGGTCGGAATATGATCACGAATTAACAAGGGCAAACGTAATAAATACGTGGGAAACTTCGGTTATTAAAAACGGGGTAGTTACTTCAAATTTTAATGGTGCAAATGGTTACGATCCTAAATCTTTCGGATATCTTTATCCACTTGTTAATTATGGTTTCGCACAGCCTGATACAACTACGTACAAAGTAAATCAATTAGTACCGCACGTATACGTAAAAGAATGTCTAATTAAGATTTTTGATTATGCGTATAAGGATACAGATATAGTAATCGATTACACAACTAATTTTTTCACTAATGACAACATGAAAAAAATGATTTATGGTTACGGTGGAGGTGATCAATTAAAACTTTCAGCAGCTGCAATCCTGGCGTCGAAAATTGAATTCTTAAATGCGACTTATTCAAATACGTTCGATTTACCTGCAGGCGTTCCAGGTGCATGGCGTTTGTTTATAGAAAAAGATTTATTATACGAATTAGGCGAAAATGGCAATATACCATCTATACAACAAAATCAAAATACAATCGAAACTGATAATGGGTACTATGTAAAAATAAACGTAAAAGGGCTCTATACTTTTAATATAAAAATAGTTGTTACATATTACGCTGGAACTACAAGCAGTAATCCGTATCAATTCACTAAATTACAAGTTATTAAAAACAATGTAGTACCAGTTTATAATAGAATAGATGAAACTATCGAAAACGCTACTCATACGTTAAATTATACGTTTGATTTAGATTGTAACGCTGGCGATACTTACCAGTTTATAATAGCGGCTGGAATAACAAGTTCGTACCCACAGGTATTAATGGATATTACTGAATGCGATTTTACAATGTCGGCAGAAAAAAGCCAGGAATTAACCGACGGATCGATTGTATCTTTAAAAGCTGCAATACCTACAATAAAATGCGCAGACTTTTTAAAAGGTATTTTAAATATGTTTTACGCTACAATTTCAGATCCTATTTACGATCCTATTACCAGTAATAGAATTATTTATATAAATTCCTTTTCAGACTTTTATAAGGATCAAACACAATACGATGTATGGACCAAAAAAATTGACAAAAAAAGGGAAATTAATATCGAAAGTAATTCATTAATTGAGGGTAAAAATTACGTGTTTAAATTCAACGATGAAAAAGATTATTTCAATAATGAATACAAAAGAATAACAGGCGATAATTACGGCGAACTGGATATTTTATTCGATACGTTTCAAAGTGAGGAACGAATTTTTAAGATGCCGTTTTCAACATACCCTTCAGTAAAAATTGACGGATCAAATATGCGAATTCCGCATATATTAGAAAATAACGGATCAACAATTAAATCTTATAAAGGTGGCGGACACTTAAGTTTTTATAACGGTTTAAGGCCTGGAAATTGCGCAATACAAAGGGCCTCGAATAGTATACAAACAACAAGTACAAACTATCCGATGATCCATCATTTTAGGTTACAAAATTCACAAGATTACGTACCTTTATTTGATTTACATTTTCAATCCAGGCAGTATTCGTTCGATGAAATTTTGGCGTATCCTTCTTCAAATACTTACTCGAAATATTTTGTTCGATTTATTAATGAAATGACTTCCGCAGACGCAAAATTATTAAGGGCGTATTTTAAACTAAATGATCTGGATATTTCAAACATGGATTTTAGTAAATTAAAAATGATTGACGGAAATTTATTTAGATTATATTCAATAAAGGATTACGATAATATAAATTTAGGCACAACACAATGCGAACTTATTAAATTTTTAGGATAATGGAAGAAATCATTTTTAAAGTAGGCGTAGAAACAGGGGACGCAAAAAGCAAAATTGACGGGGTAACAGAGGCCGTTAAAAAAACAGTGAAGGAAACCGAAAAGGCTGGCGGATCTTTTACAAATATGCGTAAAGAATTAAAAAATTTAACTTTACAATTACAAAATTTAGATCCTGCAAGTAAAGAATTCGAAAAGGTTGCGCAAAGGGCTGGCCAGATCAAAGAACAAATGCGAGGAGTTGCCGATGCAATAAACGACGCAGATCCAGAAAAATTCGGCGGTAAATTTCAACGTACAGCGGAAGGAATTGCAGGTGCGTTTTCAGCGGTAACAGGTGCGCAAGCGATTTTTGGCGGTAGTAGTGAAGAAATCGAAAAGCAAATGTTAAAAGTCCAGGGTGCTATTGCCTTAACTCAGGGTATTAGTGCTATGAAAGAGTTGCGTAATGACTTTGGGGATTTAGCGACTATGATAAAAGGCAAGGTTGTAAGTGCGTTTGGTTCGCTAAGAAGTGCTTTAATATCAACAGGTATAGGTGCTTTAGTTATTATTATAACAAGTATTATAGCGAATTGGAATGAGTTTTCTTCTTCTATAACTAAATCTTTTCCCGCACTTGCAAAAATTGGAGCGTATTTCAACAATATAAAACAAATAGCAAGTGGTGTTATAAATGGATTAATTGAAGGTTTTAAAAGTGTAGGTAAAATAATGTTGGATTTATTAACAGGCGATGTATCTTCTGCGTGGAATGAGGCTAAAAATTTTGGTTCTAACGTATCGAAGGCTTATAATCAAGGGTATGCTGAAAAGGATAAAGAACTTAAAACTAAACACTATATAGAAAGCACTAAGCAACAATTAGACCTTATGGAGGCACAAGGTAAAGACGTTAGTAAAAAACGCTTAGAATTACTTAAAAAAGAACTTACCTTACTTAAAAAAGGCAGTGAGGATTATAATGCTAAGTTAGTAGAGATTGAGACCCTTAGAACATCTATAAAACAAAAACAGGCTGATAAGCAAAAAGAAATTAATGCTAAATCAAAAGAGAATGAAGAAAAAAACGAAGCCGAACGATTAGCAAAACTTAAAGAGAGGCAAGAACTTCAAAATAAAATTAATGATTTAATTATTGCTAACATTGAGGATACTGACATGAGAGAACTTTTGGCACTTAGAGAAAAGCACCGGAGAGAACTTGAAGAAATAACAGCGCAATATGGTAAGAAAAAAGAATTTTCTGAACTTGAAAAGAAATTAAAAGAAAATCAAAACAAAGAAGAAAAGGCACTAATATACAAACAAAAAGCCGATAAAAAAGAACAAGAGGACAAAGATGAGGCTGAACGATTAGCAAAAGAAAAGGCTAAAAAAGACAAAGAAAATCTAAATGCTAAATCCAAAATAGAGGCGGAAATAATTGCACTCGAAAATGACTTTGCAGCAAAGCAGGAAAAAAAGGTCGAACTTGAAAATTTAGACTTCGCACAGCAATTACAAAACAAAGAATTAACAAACGGCGAAATACAAAAAATTACAGCACAGCACGAGGCGAACCTGGTTGCAATTGGAACGGAAAGCAAAGATCGACAAATTGAAATTGATAACGCAATCGCAGAGGCTAAATTTAACCTGGCAAATAATATCGGTTCGGCAATCGGTGCGCTTGGTGGTTTATTTGCGCAGGGATCAAAACAGGCAAAAGCATTTGCGTTAATACAAATAGGAATCGACACGGCAACTGGATTCATGAGTGCGCTTACAATAGCACAACAAAGTGCAAAAGCTACTGGACCAGGCGCGGCTGTTGCTATGCCAATATTTTATGCCTCACAGGTGGCCGCAGTATTACAGGCGGTTGGTAGGGCGAAATCTATTTTAGGATCCAGTACAAGCGTACAGGCGCCAACAATAAATACAACTGGCGGAATTGGATCAAATGGCGGAAATTCTGGAGTAAGCGTAAACCAACAAGATACGGAAGTAAGGGCGCAATCAACTTACAAGGTCGTAGTAGTGGATAGTGATATAACAAAAATGCAGGAAAAAACAAAAAAAGTTGAATTAATATCGAGCATTTAAAAAATAAGCGTATTTTTGATTAAAATATAAACAAATGTTACCGTTTTTTGAATTAGTTGTAAATGAAGGGGACGACTCTACAGGCGTAGACTTTAATTCGTTTGTTGAAACGCCAGCGCATTTTAAACCTTTGTACGCTTTTAATGAAGACGTAGAAGTATATTTGTTTAATGAAGATAAAAGAATCGTTACTGGCGTTATGATATCGGCAAACCAGCCTATTTATCGTAAAAATCCAGAAAGATATGTTTTATTTCGTCCAGAAATTATTAAAATAATTCGTACAAAAAATATTAAACAGGGATTCGCAAATAATGTAAACCTTGATCACAACGATAAAAAAGTTGTTAAAAATATTCAAGTTGTTTCAGACTATATTATTAATAAAGTTAATCAAATACCAGAACTTTTTAGAGGTTTAAATTTACAGGCAGGTACATGGATTAGATCCTACCGAATTAATGATCCTGGCGTTTGGAATAAAGTAAAAAAAGGCGAGTTCGGAGGCTTTTCGGTTGAAGTAACTTGCGAAGAAATAGCAATTAAATTAAAATAATATGAATAAACCAACAAAAACAATTTTTGATTTTTTTAAAAAAGATCAAAAGGTAAATTTTTCAGAGGTGCAAACCGTTGACGGAATTACACTTTATTACGAAGGAGAATTAGCAATCGGCACGCCAGTTTTCGTTTTAGATGCAGAAAATAACGAAATACCAGCACCTGAAGGCGATTTTCAAGTTGATATCGAAGGATCTGTATTCGTTTTATCTGTAGACGTAAATGGAGTTGTTTCAGCTATGGAACAAGTAATGAAAAATGATCCAGCGCCAGCGCCAGCACCTAACGAGGAATTCGTAAGCAAAACAGAATTTGATACAATCGTTCAAAAAATTATCGAGGATGCAGATTCAAGAATTGCAAGTATCGAAGCAAAATTTGAGGCATTTGTAAATCTAAAACAAAGCAAGTTTAAGGACCAAAAAACAAAAACGGGTACTTTTACAGCCGTAACAGTTCGAGATATTTTAACAAAAAAATAATTAATAAAATGAGTTTAAAAAGAACATTAAAAGAAAAATTTGGATACGATGTATCTGGATTAGATAACTGGAAGGACAACACACTTCCAAGTATCACAGCTGATTTAGTTGAAACTTCAAACTTTTTATCGACTTTAACATTGGAAGAAGGCGTAAAAGGAACGAGAGAAATCGCATTATTAGAGGCGGATATCGCATTAAAAGCAAAAGCAAATTGTGCGCCATCGCCAGACGGTTCGACAATCCTAACAGGTGTAGATCTTACGACAAAACCTTTGTACATGGGTATCGAATTTTGTAACGAGGATCTTAACAAAAAAATGACGCAAGTATTGAATGCGTTAGGTATGAAAATGCAGGAAGGACAACTTCCAGCACCGTTAGAAACTATTTTAATGGCGTACCTTACAAAGGTATTACAGAAAAAAGCAAATCGTTTGGTATGGTTAGGTGATACAACTTCTTTAGATCCAGATTTAGTTCACTTTAACGGATTAGTTAAAATATTGAAAACAAATGTTGACGTTTTAGAAACGCCTACTGTTTTTGCTACTATAACAAGTTCAAATGGATACGATGCTGCAAAAGAAGTTTACAAAACTATTCCTGCTGAAGTATTCGATAATCAAATACCAGTAGCATTGTACACGGGACGTACAGAAGCATTGGCGATTTTAGAGCAATATAATGTTGCTAATCCTTATTCACAAGTAGTACCTACTGAAATTGGAGGTTCGTTAGAATTCCCTTTACCTTTGTATGGTATTATGGTAAAAACTGATCCAGCGTTAAACGGATTGAACGAAATTTTTGCTTTACCTTTATCTTTAGCATTTTTAGGTGTTGATAGTAGAGAGGACGAAAATTTTGATATTAAATTCGATGCTTATAATGAAAAATTAAAAGCTGAAACGTCTTTTAGATTAGGTACGCAAATTGTTTGGGGTAAATATTTCGTGAGATTAAATAAATAATTAATTAAGGGCGTGTAAAAACGCCCTTTTAAAATTTAAAAAATATGTGTGAATTAACAGCAGGATTCGGCGCTTTAAAATGTGATAGCGCAGCAGGTATCGACGAATGGTATATTGGTTCGATGCGTGATTCAAGTACAGGTGCGGCAAATTTTACTTATAGTCGTACGGCTGGAACAATTACGTCAATGTCAAATGTATTGACCAAATTATTTTATAAAGTTTTAGTTGACGTTGAAATGTCCGACTTTACGGTAACGAGCATTGGTACAAGAGAAAACGCAAGTGCAGGTTTTGATATTGCAGGAAATATTAAATTGGCAGGAAACACGGCAGAAATGATCGACCAGTTCGAAAGTTTATCAAAAGATCGACTTTGTGTTATTGCAAAATTAAACGAC